AAGACCCAAATTGTTAACCTGAACGTCACCACCCAAAAACATCGGAGCACCCGTGCGTTTAGCCTCGGCATATTTCTCCGTATATTTTTCTCGAAGTTCCTCAGTCTGTAATTTAGTAAGCTTATCTCGTTCCTTAAACGAAATGACGGTGTCTAACTTACCGCCGTTCTTTAAGATTTCATATTGTAGTTTCTCAATTTCAAGTGAGCTAGAGATAGTTAAGATACCAGCCTTTAAAAGCGAAATACCCTGACGGATGTCACGGGGGTTAGGTCGGCGGTCGTAAATAATTTCATCTATCTCGTAACGCTGTTCGCTTCCACCCTCGGTAGTGTAAGTGTAATAGGAGATTGTGCCGTCCGTATTGTAATACTTCTTAACGCCCATCGGCATTAGTAAGTGAAGTTCACTAACTTTAGACTTAGCAAATAACTCCGCCCCTTTCTTCTTCCAAACATAAACTTCACCGAAGATATCTTTGTACTTCTGCCACATTGAGAAAAATTGGCTTTGAGTCATTAACGGGTTTGGTTTTGCTAACAGTTCTAGTATCGGAGCATTAACGATTTCAGTGTCGCCTTTCTTAGCGGTAAACTCAATCTCACCAACTTTAGTCGCACGTTTTTCTAACGCCTTATTGATGTAGATTGATTTTTCGTAAGCGGTTAAGTAACTGATGTTTACGCCCTTCGCCCCACTTTGAAACAACAAGTTAACCTTGTCGTCTGATGTACCAACTAATTGTTCGAAAGCTCCTTTTATTCTAGAAATAAAACTCATAGTATTTTTGGGTAACTAAAACGAGCAAGTGCCTAAAATAAGTTTTAGCTTATTCCTAGCAGTTGCTCGTTATTAGTTCTTCTATACAACGGGCGGTTGTAAGAAAACCTAGCTAGTATCTTATGCGAGATGACTCTCGTGTAGTTTAAAAATTCGATACTAATTCGGCTATTAAATTTGGAAACAAAACCTTGACTCTCTAATTATACCAAAATATAAATATACCGTCAATAAATTTTAGGTAGCTTCATTGACTTTGTAGCACCGCTTAGTCGTGGAGGCTTCCACTCGCACAACTTTTCCGTCTTTTACGATGAGCTCAAGAGTCAGAACGCCGAACGGAGTGAACTTACACTCGTTAGTAATGATATCAATGATTTCTTTTTCGGGTTGTGACATAGATTATAACCATCCGATAAACGGAGGCTCGTAAAATGTTAATGCTAAAGCGTCAGCGTAGTCGGGTGATTTCTTATGTCTGCGTCTTACGAACTCCTTAGGTTCTAAGATAATCTTACGTTCTCCCGTCTGTATTTTCCACTTAATCCAAAATATCTGCTTCATATCGGTGCTGTCGTCAATCTCTCCACCAACTAAACACCAGTCCTTTAATCTCCAAAATAGCTCAGCCTTGATGTTAGCGTAGGTTGCGTCATCATCTGCTGGCATACCGACTGATACGCTATTAACGGCGTGACCTAGTTCAATCAATCTATCGCAGACTCCTCGACCAATACCAATATCATCAATCGCAATATCTTCGTCTAATATGTCAAACTCCTCAATCAGTTCTTCAACTACGGTCACGTTTACCATCGTATCACGCACGTTAGTCATCCGAGCAATGAAGGCTAAGCCACCCTTACGCACGATGAAGGGGCTCTTATCACCACCGCCACCGATATCAACGCCTAGCTTGACTCTAGTCGGCTTCACGCCTCGACTAAGTTCGTCCTGTGTCATTTCAGCAAAGAGTCGCTTAATCTCTGCCACAGGCTTAAATTTGACCTGCTCAGGGGTAAGCAACTGACGGTAGCCGTCCTTATCTAACTCATCCAGCGGTGGAAACTCGCACTTATATAAAATCGAGTAGAGGGGCTTAGTGCTGGCTTCATCTAAAAACTCTTGGCTATACCGCCCTTCGGACACGGCAATCACATCATCAATGAAGATACGGTGATAGGCTGGGTTTTCCCAACTCTTTTTAAAATGGCTATATGGCTCAGCGGAATAGAAGGGGTTACCAATCTTACAGTAGAAGCCGTCCGCTCCTTTACCAGCAATCATACGGAAGATGGTTGCCTCGTTATTATCACTAATTAAATTATACTCATCGCCGATAACAATCTTCGAGCCTAGACCCATAGCTGACTCGATTGATTTATTCGAGTTCTTTTCTTGGGATGATACCACGAAAATGCCACCGCCATTATTTAAGATAATTCTGGTCTTGCTATCTTCCTGACGCAGTCTGTCTAATCGGGTGTTCTTCTCAAGTCGAGTGGCAAAGAACGGAGCGTCACCTAAATGCTCAACGAAGTATCGCATTGTTAGTTTTGCCTTCTCGGTTGATGGAGCAACTACGGCGACTATCTCTCCCTGAACACAAGCGATGATAATACAAGCCAGAGCTACAAACAAAGTCTTACCATACTGGGTAGAGCAGATGATTTGAACCCTCTTGTTGTCCCTAAAGATTAAAGCGTCAAAGATTACTAACTGTCCGTATGAACAAACCTCATCCGCTGGTTGCCCTTCAATTACAAAACTATGTAGTAGGGTTTTCAGGGCGACTCTCCTCGACTCGCTTAGTTGGGGTAGTATTGGTTTGAACATCTTTTATCATAGCGTTCATTTGCTCTAAAAGTTCTCGACTCTCTGCTCCGCCTTCATTGACTTGAAGTCTTTGCTGGTAATCAGGGTGTCGGTGCTTTAAGAAAAAACACATCGCCTTTAAATCTTTCTTATTGTAAATCTTAGTTTTTAAAAACTCATCCGTGTCCTCAAGTATCTTACTCTCACAGTTTAAAAAGTAATCGCCGAAGGTCATACCGTTGCTGTCATCTAAAATAGTATTACTATCACGCCACGCATAAACGGTCTGCCTGTTAAAGCGACCGAACTTAGATGCTGGTTTAAGTTGTCGAAATTGTAGTGTCGCCTTGCTGAGGTTTCCGTAACACGCAATATAGAACGCTAAGAACTTAATCTTGTCCGCTCTGGTGAACACTCCGCTGTTTCTTTCCCCCCTGTATTCAATCGCCATAGATTTGTAGTAAAAGCCTGTTTTGTCAAATTTACCTTAGTTTGGTAAAAAAATGTTTGAGTGCTTTTGGGAGAGATAATAAGTCATCCCTTAATCATCTCCCCTGAAAGTAGCCAAACAAATGTTTCCTTAGCCTATTTAATTATACCACGACTGGTCGATAAAAAATACGAGCTCACCGAGTGCTAGGGAGATTAAGCCGATAAAATACAGTTCTGGCAGACCCCCCATATAGATACACATAAACAAAGAAACCAGACCAGCGAAACTAAAGAGGCTTTTAAGTATCACGTACCAGAAGTGGTATTTGTTATCTCTAACCTTCTTAGTCTTGATTTGGTTCTTGACGAAGCTATTAAATGAGCTCATAGATTTTATTTTATTTTAACGTTTATAGTTATTTAGTTTCCTCAATCGCACTGATAGCCACTACCTCTGAGAAATCAACGTCATATTCCTTGCCAACTTCGAAGTAAACATTATCATTTACAATCAACTGTTCGATAAGACCAGCTGGGGTGTATTTGTAGAAATTCTTATTTTCATCGCTACCGCTAGTTACTGGTCTGAGCTTGAAAAATCTGCCCGACTCATTTACGCCACCCTCGATACACTTAAACTTTGCTCTAATCATAAAATTAATAGTTATTTTTTCTTAAACCTTACAGTGAACAATGGGTCGTACTCCGTCTTATTCTCATCGGTTAACTCAACTGATTTACCACTAACTAAGTCGATAAGGGCTAGGTCTGATATCATCTGGTTATCTGAGGTAATATTAAGCTTCAAACTTTCTAACTTATCAAACTCCTCTTTAAAGTCGGCTTTGACGCTGGCTTCAATCTGCTTCTGCTTGTTCTTTAGGGCTTTTAGGCTCTCTAGCACATCTTGGTACTCGGCGTTGACCGAGAGAGCGTCCTTATAGATTTTTTTAAGTTGTCTTTGCTCACGCTTGTTGTCTTGTATTCGTTTGAATACTTGGTTGATTTTTAGTGACATAGTTATAGGTTTTTATTAATAAATTTAACGAGCCGTTTAGCGATGATATTTTTAAAGCCAGATTTAGCTTTAGGGTTATTTCTGGCTTTGATTATTTTATCTAGTTCCTTCTCCTTCTTTGGGTCGATATCTTCCCATTGGACATTACGCTTGAAAGTGAAATATACGTCAACATTTTCCGTGATGTCTTTTAGAACGACCGAGTAAACGCCTTCATTACCCATCCCGACCATAATACTCGAAACCAAGAGGTCTAAAGTATCAGCGTCTAGTTGGAAGGCAGATGATAACTCAATCGTGCCGAAGATATCGGTGACTGAGTATTCAAATTTTTCATTAACCTTCTTTTCTAGAAATGTCATAGGGTTTAGCGTCTGCCGAAATAATTAAAAAAGCGTTTCTTCTTGTCGTCTGTCTTATTAACGTATTTTACTACACCGATAATTAGGGCGACTAGACGGGAGAGGGTCATTTCGCTAAAGAAGAACCCAAACTCTGTACCGCTGAAATTCTTTAAACCTTCGGAAAGTTTATCTAGCTCATCCTGTAACTCAAACATTTCTGGGTATTGCTTCCGCATAATTTTGTAAGCCTCAGAGTTTTTATCGCCGTATTTTAATTCAGTCCACAATACTTTTTCCGCTAAGGAAACTTCCTGATTGTTTCTAATCGCTTTGTGTTGGCGGTTAGAGTGGCGGTCTTGGGCGGTTCTAATCATTTCTGATAGCACGTCCTTCTTATCTTCGATGGCTTCGGTTAGCTCATTTAGCCTCTTAATCTTGTCATCGGTAATTGAAATTTTAAACATAGAAATTATTTAATTATTTTAACAGAACATTTTACAATCTTAGTTTCGCCTCGCTTGCGGTTATTGAACTTGTCGAACGCCTTTTTAAATTTGATGGCGTTAGACTTAATCTCGAAGTAACAACCTTTTTCAGTAATGCCTTTAAAGAACTCTTTAGATAGTTTAGAGCCTGATTTTCCAATCAAGAAACTATCAATTTTACCCTTAGGGCAATCAAATAAAAAATATACTTCCATAAAATTACTGATTAGTTGGCTCAGTTGGGGCTTCTACCTTAGCTGTGCTGATTAATTTAAGACGTTGGTTAACAAATTTTTCGGACATCACCTTGCGACCGAACAAACTGCCGTACTTTTTTTCATCAATAAAATCTTCTTCAATTACTTTGACCTCTAAATGGTCAACTAGCAGGTCAATAATCTGGGTTTGCTTGTTGCTAACGTAGCGACAGGCATTAATCTCCTTCTCTAATTCAGCGATTTTACGCTTTGTGTTGTTTCCAAACATACTTTTATTATTTAAGCTCAAGTTCTTCGAGCTGTTTATCTGCCTCCTTAAGTTTAAGGCAGTATAATTTATTAGATTTAAAAGAGTTTCTTGGGTAAGCCTTCTTATGAGTTCGATGTTTTCGGTGAGCGAACCCTAAACACTCCTGTCCGAGCAAAGAAGCCATATACCAAATGCTTCTATACTTTGCTCGTTTCTTCTTCATAAATAATTTTGATATTTTTTTTAAAAGATAACATCAGTACCTCATCTAATAAAACTTGGGTGCGTGGTTTAAAAATAATTACGTCATCTTTTTTTTCTAAAAACTTTTCTAGCTGACAAATATCTTTTAGAAATATTGAATTGTAAATATACCCATCGGCTTTTGCGTTTTTAAATCTCTCTCGTGTCCCCGATAAGTAATCGCCTGATAAACCGTGCCTTTTATAGATTGTTTTAGAGTATAAAAATGCGTAAGCAACGCCTAATCTACTAGCACCTTTCAAATTCATCGGATGATTGAAATCACCAAAAACTAAAACTACTGTTTTCATACCTTTATTATACCATATCAGAAAAATGTTACAATAGTTTATCACGCAAATCTTTGAACATCGCTTTACAAATTATTGCCGACATCGTTCTATCTTTCTTACAGTAGGTAAACGCTTGTAGTTGAAGCGTATCGAAACGTCTTTGTCCGAGTTGTTTAATTTTAAATTCTTTATACTTATCACGCTCATCTCCGTGACCCCATAAATTGTGACAGCCGTAACAAAGTGTATCGCAGTTATCAGGTTCGAACCTCGTACCTTCTTTGCCTCTCGACCAGTAATGAGAACACTCGTGACTAATCGGCTCAAGCAGTTCATTTAATTTTACTGTTGAACCGCACCGCATACATTTTCTGTCCCGAAGTCTGATGAAGCGTGAGAAAAAAGTATCGGCTAAGTCAATTTTAATCTTCATAGTATTTCAATAAGCAGTAAAATAATACTGCTTATGTTAGCCAGAGTGATTTTTTAATATCTTTGTTCGTTGTAACAAAGCTACTATCTCATCTAGCGTGAGAGTGCCAAACAGCAAATGCCAAGCGTTATGCCTAGACTTGTCCATCAGCAATAAATTACTATCTAAAGACGTTCCGCCTCTAGACCTTGGCGTTAAGTGGTGTTTGTTGTTCTCACCGCTCCGCTCCCAATCGACTCTTTTCTTTGATGAATACCTAAAATAAACCAGCTCTAGCTCGTTGTGATACAATAAATAATTATCACGCCTGAACCATATTTGTAAGTCATCAAAAAATTTACCAGAAAAACGCCATCCGTGTTCTTCCAGTCGTTCCGTAGAAACTTTACTTGTTGCCATCGTCTGAGTTTTTAAAGTTATGCTTATATTATACCATTTTTCAGGCTTAGTGAGTAGTGTAGATTTCTATACTTTTTACGCCCCACTGCCTTGCGGTAGCAACATCATAACCCATAAAGATATCAATCGACTTCGAGTAAGTTGATTTCATACGGTCAACAATCTTACAGTCGCCGTAATCTTTGATATATACAATCGTCCCTAATTTAAAATCGTTAGACGCACAAAGCTTCTCGCCTTTAGCAAATCGCTCACAGATGTTTTTGTTATCAGCGGAGATACACGGGCTACCGTCTGTTTGCCCTGACACGCTGTTATAAGCGTAGATGGTAAACTTGCCGATATATTTCTCTGGCTTCTTAATTGATACTTCCTTAACCACTCGGTGAGTGATTGTTGCCTCGCTGACTGGAAGCGGTTTGCTGGCTTCAATACCAAGAGTAATACCAACTTTAACGCACCAGATACCAAACAAAATGGTAAATAAAAAAGAGCCAAGACGTTGATAGTCTTTAACTCTTTTTGCTTTGGTTATTTGAATATAAGTGTCCATATTTATTTACAAACATAGAACACCTGTTGAACGTGGTGAGCGACTGTGCCAATTAAATAAACGAAGGACACACCGATTAAAATAATTAATAAAATCAAAACTGTTTCAACGAGCAACGAGTAAAATAATTTTTTTGTAATTTTCATATTAAATCTTTTTACGTCTTAAATAATAAGCCTTTGCCTTTGCTCTCCTACGTTCAATTTTTTCCTCCTCGGAGAGTTTATTTTTTTCTTGGTATTCTCTAAAGCACTCTGGGTCGCAGAAAATTCTTTTAAGATACTTGTCGTAAATCGGCTTACCGCAGTTTTTACAAATGTATTTAGTGCCCTTATTGTTCTTGGCAAGTTTGATATACTTCGCCTTCACGTTTAATTTTGCCTGTCGGCTCACCGCTTCCCGTCCCATAATACCGACTAGAATTGTCCGTATTCTCTCTCTGGTTATCTTATAGTACAAAGCAAGAGCCGTTTCAGTTTCACCATTTTTAAATTTCTCCACTATTCTTTTATTCCTTGCGTTCATATCTTTGATACCCCTAGGGGGTGTATATTAATAATCTAAAGCACCTTTCTTCTTCGCCAACATTATAAATTCTTCTAAATTTTCCTTAAATAATAATGCCAACTTGTAATCTCGATACTCTTGAGTTGTCTTAGTAATTTCTTCGGCTTCGAGTCTTGAACAGCCACGCTTGGCTTTCTCAGTCATCAGCACCTTACGATACATCTGGTCTTTATAGACTCTGTCCTCATCGACCCACTTCATCAGCGTTGCGATTTCAAGGGCAAGGTCTAGCCAATCATCCTTTTTCATCGCTGAGCGTTCCTTAATTATCTTACGAGT